GTCACCAGAGGTCCAGTCGGCGATAAAGCCTCGGTAGCGATAGCGAATTGTATCGTTCATGGTATCGTGATAGGGGAACAGTCGCACGATCTGCTTACCGGTGATGGCATCAATGCCCTCTGGAGTCCAAACGCGGGCATCTGTTTCGTAGTCCCTATCCGGGTCCTTTCGATCAATGCCGTCCCAGCCAGAAGATGCCAGAACGCGATCGTTGCTGACGTCGACAAACGAATGCGGCACCAATACGTCGCTGGCCAGTGCATAGGTCTGGGTGGTGGCCAGGCTGACATAGGCGGCGGTGGCAGAGCCGTTGGTTATGGCGCTGTCGGAGGTGGTGAAAGTGCCGGTGATGGTGTTGACCAATAATACTGTCGGGTAGTTGGTCACATCGTAACTGGTATCGATAACAGCAGTAGCACCAGAACTGTTGCCGGTGATCGTATTCCCTGCAGCAAAGACCCCATTGGCAATTCCAGACACAGTGATAGTCTGCGTGGTTACAAACGTGGTCGACTTGTGCAACCACCACCACTTGCCACCTATCTCCGCGGAGATGCGCTTGGCTGCTACGTTGAGGTATAGACGAGCCTGGTCCTTATAGGCTGTCGTGGAGGGATTGAGCCCCACCCGGTTCAGCGTCATGGTAATGGCTTGTGCCAGTGTCGTCATCTCATCCTCATATCAGATTTGCCCAAGAGCCGTTCTCGTATCCTTGAAACTTGTTGTCGGTGCTGTTATAGACCACCATGCCGTTAACGGCGGTCAGCGCATTCCTCTGTGTGGTCGTCAGCGCCGGCAGTTGGATGAAGCCTGTCGTGGAGGCCACCTTCAACGAGTTAGCCTCCACATGGTTGAACACGCCTAACTCCCCAAACGACACCGCCTGGTTCTGTTGCCCAGCGACAACGGGGTCTGACTGGCTCTGTCGTTTGCGCGGCTCAGTCAGGCGAGGCTCACGGATCTGGGTCATTCAACAGCCAGGTCAGCCAAGGCCTCTGGATCAATAGCCATGTTCGGTGACGCCGGCGTTGACACCGGATCAACACCGGTCTGCATCTGATCCACATCCCGGCCCGTAAGAGTCGTCATGGCACCGGTGGCATTCTGGTTGATGAGCCAGCGTTCAGCGACTGCCGCCTTGGCCTTTTCGTAGCCAAGAGCCATAGCCATGGCTTCTGACGGCTCTGGCGTCCAGCCTTCAGGGTGCAGGGCCTCACCGACGGTAAAGGCGATACGCTTGGCGTCAGCGTTGTTATGCGGGGTACTCTTACGCGTGATCGTGCCCGAAGCGCCCAGTGCCTGTCGCAGTTGTGACTTCACATGATCAGGAGCATCCTTCAGCACAGCAACCAACGCATCAAGATCCAACTTCTGCTCTGCTGCCATTTCAGTTCTCCTTGTATCGTATTCTGTTGATGATAGAGAGGAAGCCGAAACGTCCTCTCAGTTTACTTAACGAATCCTGGAAGAGGCCGAGGGCCTCCGCCTTGTCGCCGCTTTCGGTCGTGCCCTTGTTGGCCGCGCACGCGTTCGCGTTGATGTTCCTAACCTCTTTACCCTACCCTGACCGAGTCTTTTTGCCCCACCCTGAGTCACTCTTCTTCTATGTGGCATTCTCAGTTCTCCTTGTGAGATAAATACTTTTCGGGGTGAGGCGAACCCCACCCCGAAAACCTGGTTTAGTCACCCAATCCGGTAATCATGATTGGGCAGGGCTTGGATGCAGCAGCAGCCCCTATTGCATGGCCGATGACAAGTTCATCAACGCCGGCGTCACTAATTTGAATAGAGCCAGCCGTTGAATCAGAAACAGCCACCATGACGCCTAATGTAACAGCAGCAGCAGCATCATTAAGTGCATAGGCCACGCCGCCCGTTTGCAACCAGAAGTAATAACCACTGGTAGCAGCCCTCGGTGCAATGCCAGCAACACGGTCATAAGAGCCATCAATGACCGTAGCCGTAATAACACTGGCATACGGATTGGGCGTAATCTGGTAATCATCACTGGTAGCAAAAGCAGTGACAATACCGTCGTACAACTGAAACGTGACCACGTTGGACACAGCAGCCGTATTCGACTTAATACGATATTGCTCCAGATTCGTAATGTTACCAAGATAAGCGCCAGAATAAAGGTTCGCCGTGGCGCTACTCAACGTAGAATCCGACAACGTAATAGCCGTAGCTCCAGCACTGGCAGCGGTAAAAGTGCCATTCGTGTCTGCGGCAATAATTTGAACATTGTCGGTAGAAACGACCTTGCCCGCAGTTATTGCTGCCGAAGACTTTGAATACCGAAAAACACGGCCGTCGTCGAACTCAAGTTTAGCACCAAGCGGACCACGCTGAGAAGAGGATTCTTCATAAACCCCCTGAGAAATACCCGTGATTCCACCTGATCCTGTGCTTCCGTTATTGGTGCTTCCTCCACCAAAACCCCAATTAGTAGACATTGGTACAATTCCTTTCCCCTATGGGCAGGGTGTGAACCCCCATTGGCTTGGGGGCAAGGGTTTATGCCAGGTCGTACAAGACGCCCTGACGACGACGATTATTGGTGACCAACTGGCCACCAAATACCACGAACGCAGCACGGGCAAGCTGGTTGCTCGGACGCTGGAACGGGGTCTTCGAGAAGTTGCGGCCAGCCTGCACCTTCAACTTCAGATACTTGGTGTTGAGGAAATACATACTGTCAGTAACACAATCCCGATCAGGAATCAGCGGTGCGCCACGGAACGTAACATCACCAGTGACACCAAGATCTGCCTTCCCCGCGCCAGTAAAGCGGGTGTGGCCCGTGCCTTCAAACACGGCCTCGTAGTTCCCATAATGAGTATGCGAAGCAACGAGAAGAGTGGGTTTGTCATTACCCTCAGAAACCGCATTCCACATCTGGCCCATGGCCAGAATGCCGGTATACTGATCACCGATCTTGGTCAGGAAATTGGTATACGTGGCCAGCATTTCACCAGTACCAGCAGTGAAATCGCCGCGCTTGTTGTCCCACCACGTATTGGAGGTCTGCGAAATACCACCCAGCGTTGTGCCGGACGACTCTGCACAAATGTCCTGCAGGCCGATCATCGACTTACCAGACTGGGCACCGTGGATCGAAGCATTGATCGTATCAAACGACTTGGTCATGGCCTGCTTGGCCTTGGCCGTAATCAGTTTGACCGATCCAGACTTACGGGACTCGTCGTCTTCAGTGTCAGAAATAACCACTGGGACGGCGTTGTAGCGGAACTGATAGAACGCGGCCGTGATGCCGTCGTTCGCGTTGGTGGACAATACGTCGTAACCGTCGAACCACTCGGACGATCCAAGACCGTACATCAGATCTTCCTGGATCTCCTTACCACCGGTTTCAACTTCCATGACACCGGAACGCTTGAGACGATCTGTCGTCGGATAACTGTCGGAGATGTTATCCGTCAACCGCTTCCGATGCGACCGCATCGTCAACGTCCAAGCCGCGTCCCAGGTTTCACTACTGGTTGCAGCAGCCATGATTGGTACCCCTGTCTATTGTACGGGAGCTATCGCTCCCCTTGTTGGCATTTAGGCGCTACGCCTTCAAACCAAGAGCTGCCAGTTTTTGAGCGAGCGCGGCTTCAGATAGTGCGCCCGAATCAGAGTCAGCAGCAACAGACGGGATAGAGGAAGTCTTAGTAGCAGCAGTTCGACGGACATTACCTTCCGTGGTCCGCAGTGATGCGGACTTCTGGCCGGAAATTCCCGTCAACAGTTCATAGGCTTCGGTCACAGTATAGTTCTTTTGCGTGGCAGGATTCGTTACCGGTGTCAGCGCGTTAATCTGCGGCTGATACTGATCGATATCGGGATACTGCTCGCGTGCCGCAGTTGCCTCGGAGTTACGACTGTTGGTCGCCTGGCCGACAATATGCACAGCGAGTTGGCGAACGGCGTTCGTCAACTGCTCTACCTGCTGTCCCTGGGTGGTCAACGTCTGGCCCACATCCGCTCGGACGACCTCACGCATAATGTCGAGGGCGCCCTGTTCTTCAGGGGCCAACCGGGCACGAACGGCGGCAAAGGGATCGGCCTCGGCATCGCCGTTGACCGCGCCCCCACGCGCACCTTGCTGCTGTTCCAACGCCTGTAAACGATTTTGCTGGCTAAGAGACGCCACATCCCGTGTAAGTTGCGCCGCAGCCTGGGTCTTCTGCGTATGATCTGCCAGAAGACGACGGGCCATGGGCCGCATCTGTTCGGGTAAGGACTCTACTTCCTCCGGGGTCGAAGGGGTTCGTAGGGCATCCTTGGTTGCGTCCGTTGCGGGGGCTCTTGCTTCGGGAGAGGAATCCGATTCCTCGATCGGGTCGATGGAGGGTGCTTCGATATCGCCTTCAAGGTCAGCGCCTAAATCGATCACGCCATCGTCGATCGTGGACTCAGTGGCTCCTTCTTCTTCAGTAGAATCCGTTTGGACGACTTCGGTCATTATAGTCTTTCTATTGGCCGGAAATCGGGTCACCGACCCAATTTCCATGCGGTTTGGAACGAGGCCCAGGGTCTGAAACCTGATAGTTCCTGGAACCCTTGGTCGTGTCCGAGCTTTCCTGTACGTCAAACTCTCGCATCAGGCGTTGCTTGTGCCCGTAGCTTTCGACCACGCACCCCAGTCCCGGCTCGAACTTGCCATACATACTGGAGTGCGTTGGGTGGATGAAGTTACGTCGGGTGCCCGCAATCATCCTCTCAGACTCTTCCCCACAGGAACTGCACAGCCGCGTGGGGGTAACATCGTCCCTTGATGAGAAGTAAACATCAACATCCGTGAATTCGCAACTGGAACACTGATAATCCTCCAATCGCGGGTGTGATCCGCCTCTGATAGTTGTTTTATAGGCCACGTCAGATTCCTTTGGTTATCCTGGACAACAATTTCAGGCTGACATCCTTCTGATGGTCACATCTGTAGTCCACATTCACCATCACCTCGTAGCCCATATCGATAATCCTGTTGCAGAAATTGAAGTCCTCTCCCTGGTGTGTCTTTTCAAACCACGAAGTCGACGAGACGGCCTCGAGGATCTCTCTGTCGAGGATCATACAGCCGGTGCCACAGGCGTCGACGGGAAAGACCTTCTCTTTCGGCCACTTCCTTTGTGTTCTGGGGACAAACTCCCCGCCTGGCTTCTTGTGCCAGGTGTCCCACATCAGTCCCATAGAGGTCAGATGCTGATAGATGCCGTTGGCGCAATGGTGCTCTGCTGCGGTCTGCAGCAAGTCCAGGTTTCTTGGCGGTACGGTATCTGAATCCAGCATCCACAGGTGGGTGCAGTCGCTTTCGAGAAACTGTCGACATATCTCGTTCCGATTCTCCACCACGCCCCAACAGGAGCAGTGGATGTCAATATCTGCATCCGGCATGGCTCTGGCGGCCCATACCAGCCAGCGGGTCATCTCCCGATCAACCCCATGGGCGGTCGGGATTCTCAGGAATATCTTCAAATATCTATCCGATATCCGATCAATTCTGATTCCTGTCAATCACTGCACCGGGCTGAGAGATCTCCTGGGCGGCACTGCGTACGGCACCAGTGATCTTGCCAACCTGGTTCTGCACTTCGGCCACGGCACCGCCACCGCCACTGCGGTTGCTGCCTCTAAGGCCATTTATCTGGCCGGTCTGTGCGGCGGCGCCACCACCGGCCATCTGCTCATGGGCCTGCTGATGCTCTTGCATGTGCTGTTGTAGTATCTGCAACAGTTGTTGGGCGATCATCGGGTTCTGTTGCTGCAGTTGCTGGAACCTGGGGTCTTCCGGCAGCTTCTTATGCACTTCAGCATGGGCAATATGGTTCTCATTCGGCACCACCTTCACCTGCTGCCCGCCCATGATCAACTGGTTCTCGTACTGGGCTGCACGGATGGCATCGATCTTGGCGGCGTCCCCGATGAACTTGCTCATATTGGGTACGCGGAAGGTCTTCAGCACATGTCGTAGGACCTCGTTCTTCGGCACCTGCGGGAACTGTATGAGCCAACTGGCCAGGCCGAGGGCATCTTCCTTCTCGATCTCCTCGAACATCGGCTTCATGGAGGCCGCTTCCACCGATACCTGGAAGCGGGAGGCCATCATATCACCCTGAACGGCCTCGAATATCGGATCGTTCTCGTTTTCGGCGACATTGACGAGGAAATTCTGCGGTGTGTAGCGTACATCGGAGATAATACGGGCGAAGTTGTATGACAGCTCCTTGAAAACGTCAGCCACCTTGCCTTGCATCCAGTCTCGGTTCAACTGGCCGAAGGAAGCCTCCAGGGCCGCTTGGGTAGCCGTGCGCCGAGGTCCGCCGCCAGTGGTCAGGGACGAGACGTTGAGAATCTGCTCCTGATAGGAGCGATAATCGGACTCGAGGCCGAGTTGGTCGGCCGGCGGGGTGGACTGCGGCATCTCCTGGAACGAGTTGTTGACATCGTCGACCCAGATGATGTGACCATCCTGGGCTTTGTCGATGTCTTCACCGACGTCTGGGTTATTGGCCTGCTCGCCTTTGCGACCGAGGATGGTCCGCGAGTTACGCTTGACGCCGTCATGTCGACGGGTGACGGATTCAACGATTCCGGCCTGGGTGTCTTCGGCATAGGCCATCATCGGCAGGCCGTAGAACTCTTCTGGGGTGGAATCAAAGGACAGGGTGGTGAATGGGGTGCCATTCATCACCAGGAAGCCGCCCCTGGGCGTGAAATCCTCGGTAGCCTTCATTTCGCCGGTGAGAGGGTCCGGTTCGAGGCGAGTTTCCCCGGCCAGAAACGGATGGTCGATCTCGTCAACCGGTTCGTCAACGCCGTTGGCGAACAACATCTGCTTCTTATGTACACGGTCGTGTACCTGTCGAAGGATGACGTATTCACCGATGACGCCCAGATCCTGCATGGCCTTGGCCTCAACATCCTCGTCCTCTTCGCCCTCTTCCCAGTCGGCCAGCATCAGATGCTCTGAATCTTCCTCGGTGACCGGCTTGATCTTGTTCTTGTGCTGAATTCGCTTGTCGGCCATGACGAATTCCATCGGAACTTTCATCTTCTCGTACGCGTAGCGCATATAACCGGGCATATGATTGGGCGTAATCAGATCCGGGTAGAAATTGAACGGCGATACGCGCATAACGGCAACCATACCGTTTTGCATGGTGTCGTTAGCGACATACGGCGGCAGCAGGTCTTCGTCCTCGGGCGGGTTGACGACAGTTTTGCCGATACCGCGGTAGGCGAACAGGGCGTCGAACACCATCTGCTGTACATGAGCCTTGACATCGCCCAATTCAAAGGCGCTGTTGATCACGCGCTGCATGATATCGGCTTGGAAGGCTTTGGTGGGGTTGTCGACGCGGAAGAAGATATGGGGGTTCTGGAAGACGATGCTGGCGATGATTTGTCGGGTCAGCGGGTAGAATTGGGAGATTTTCTTGATCTTATCGGGGTCAAGATTGGTGATATCACCGAATTGCAGCCGAAACTGCCGATGTAGCCGGCGCCAGAGCCGATGTTTCGACTCCATAGCCTTTTCGGTATGGATAAAGGTCTTTTTCCAGAAATCTATCTTCTGTTCAGAGTTCATGCGTAGCGCCTTTTTTTCTTCACAGGGACCTTACCGAGAACATTGTTTCCCACGAATGGATTCGCATTAGCACTGGGCTGTCCTCTGGAGGGTTGGTACAGGTGCATTACAGCATATCGCAACTCATCAGCAGCATGGTCCTCGGCTTTGGTGTCGAGGTCCTCTGGATTGGTCTTGGAGCGCGGCAAACTGGGCATTGTCCGTTCCATATTGTCGTTCCACCCTGAAAAACAATGCAACTTACGCTGAGATAGCAAGTCATTGATAACCCGCCAGCCGGTAATACGGTCATTATTGGCTTTGGTCAAATTCAATCCTTGCTCGCGGAAGACGTCGGCTGGAGAGACGTTAGCGGTGGCTTCGTGCAGCTGTCTTTTGACCCACATTGACGGGTCGGAGAAGATTTGCGAGGGCTTGCGGCCGTTGGTGAACGGGCAGCCGGTGACGATCTTGTCGATCTCATAGGCATGAGAGGTTGCGGTGGCGCCGCCCAGGTAGTATTCGCACAGGCGATATATATGACCATCGAAGTCTACTGTATATAGGCCGAACGAGGTTGGCGAGGTTTCGCCATAATCGAGGCCACCGAACAGGGGCCAGTGTTCGGGGATCTCAAATGACGGGATGGAGACGTATTTCGTGTCCCAGTTGGTAAAATATGCGCCCAGGGAGACGTTCCAGTCACCATCGAGCCAGGCACGGACCAATTCCGGGTCCCCCACGGAGCGCAGGCGATCGATATAGCCTGGATCGTTATCCAGCAGGATCTTGTTGTCGGTGACCAGGCTCTTGATCCACATCCGCGGGATCTTCGACTGTTCGTCGTGGATAATGGTTTCCGGCGGGCCGGCATCGATGAAGTATTGTTTAACAGCCTGATGACCGATGCCACCCGGGTTTCCGGTGGCCCGTATACGCATGTGTTCGATACCGGCGGCAGAGCGCAGGCAGGCTTTGAGCTTATTGTAGCCGCCGAGGCTGGGCCAGTTGGGTAATTCATCGAAAGCTATCCAGGAATACGAATGGCCCTGGTAGTTATCGGCGTCGGCTTCCGACTCCATGTGCCGCAGGCGCAGGATGACATTGCCGGTGGCATGAGGGATACGGAACTCATGGACTCCGACTTTGTATTCAGTACCGGGGAAGGCCGGGTACAGGACCCGCTTGCCTTCTTCGATGACTTCGTCCAGTTCAGGGAAGGAGCGTCGTAGGACGATCCCTCTCCAGGCGCTGCCATACTTTTGCACATCAGATGCATAGTCGCCCATAAGGAAGGAGGTCTTACCTCCTCCACGGGCCCCGCCAAAGAACAATTCCGGGATAAATTGGGCTCGAATCGCCTTTTCCTGGGGACCGGGCTGTGGTTGCCAGATTGGCGGTGGGACAAAATTATCAACGGGCGACGCGGCCCGGGGGCTGAGAGTCAACCGGTGACAATCTCGCCCAGCAGGTCATTGACCCGATTATAGACCGCTTCAGGCACCCAGCGAATGGTCATGCCATTGGAGTCGACGGAGGGGGTGGCAGAGCCGAGTTGGTCGAGGCATTGCTGGGCCATGTCTTTCTTGCTGATTTTCTCAACCGGCGGCACCGGTTCTGTTTGATCCAGCACAACTCCAGCGGGCACACCGGTTTTCTTCTCGACGACGGCTTTCTTCTTTGCTTTGGCTTTAGCCAATAGGGACTTCCTTTCTGGTTAGATCCAGGGCTTCAATTTCGGCCGGGGATTGCAGGTTGGTATGCAGTCGTTTCTGCTCTTCTGCCTTGGAGCGATCGACCACCTCCTCAAAAACCTCTTCCGGGGCCTGTTCCAATTCTACATCCTCTTCAGGAGTGCCGATCTGGGCTGTGGTTGCCAGATTGGCGGTGGGACAAAATTATCAACGGGCGACGCGGCCCGGG